AAGAAGAAGACTGTGACTCGCACTCCTCGCTTCTTGGATGAGAAATTTACTGGCCCTGAACCCAAGTGGGCGGGCTGTGAAACTTGGACCGACGAAAAGGTTCATAATGAATGGTGGCGCGGTATCCACTATTACAACTATCATAATAGCTGTGGTGACCTTGTAAAGTATGTCAGCCAGTATGGTACCAGTAAGTGTAACTGGACCAAACAGGATGTCCAAGCTTTCAATGAAGTTGAGGAATGGCGTGTGGGCTTTACACTGGGTAAAGTCTGTAAGATGCTAATGATGGGCGCTCCTCTGCGTGATTCTACTAAGGAATATATCGAAAAAGAGTTTGAGAAGATTCTCACTATTGGGCGTGAGCGTATTGCTGCTAAGAAGGCAGCAGATGTTGGTGGCGTCGTTAAGCTTACTATCCAAGACCGTATGCGTGAGAAGTTTCATGACATCATTGGCGAGATCGAAGAGTGGTATGACAACTGGGACGCAGGCAAGGAAGTGCCTGATATGGTCACTTGGTTCCGCAATACTAATGTTCCGCAACAGTTCGTCAATCAAATTGCTGAAGTATTCACTCCCCGTATGGAAGAGCTGCTTGCTGCTAAAGGCAAGACAGCTGATGAACAGTTGAAGGAAGGCTATCGTCATATTGACAAAGCTAAACTTAAACACCTCAGCGAGTTTTACAGCAAATTAACTGATGCTCTTGAGACTTATGGTGCTGTTAAGAAAGCAGTGCGTAAGGCTCGTGTTAAGAAAGCTCCTAGCAGAGAGAAAATGGTTAGTAAGGTAAAGTATTGTGTGCAGAACACTGAACTTAATCTTGTCAGCGTTAACCCAGTAGATATCATGGGTGCTAAGGAGTTGTGGATCTACAACATCAAGACACGCAAGATGGGCAAGTATGTTGCTGCCGCAGATGCAGGTCAGCTAGGTATTAAAGGCAGCACTATCTTAGGATATGATGAGAAGAAGTCAGTTGCTAAGACACTGCGTAAGCCTGCTGAACAGTTAAAGAACTTTAGCAACAGTGGTAAGATTGCATTGCGTACCTTCCTTGAAGATATTAAGGCAATGCCTGTAGAGTTAAATGGTAGGTTATCAGCAGATATTGTGCTGCTTAAAGCAAGCAAGTAACTGAATAGGTCATCGCACGAATAAATAATATGCGATGACCACTTTACAAGAATCTAAAAATGAAATCTTCGACTACGTCCGCTATAGTTTAGGCGATGGCATGATTGATATTGAGCTGGATCCAGTTCATTATGAACAAGCTTTGAATCAATCATTGATTCGTTTTAGACAACGCAGTAGCAATTCAGTTGAAGAAAGCTATAGTTTTTTAGAACTTCAAATGGATACTAATACTTACACACTTCCAAAAGAAGTTGTCAGTGTTCGAAATTGTTATAAAAGAAATATCGGATCTAACAGTGGTACGTCTAGCCAGTATGAACCATTTGAAGCAGGCTTTGTTAACTTCTACATGATTCAATCAGGTCGTGTTGGAGGTCTTGCCACTTATGCGTTCTATAGCATGTTCTTAAAAGAAGCTGCTAAAATGTTTGGTGGCTATTTGAATTTCACGTTTAATCCTGTTTCTAAACTATTAACTATCATGCGCCGTCCACGTGCAGACAAAGAAACAATTTTGCTTTGGACTGAAAACTATAAGCCTGACATTACTATATTACAGGATACTTATAGTCAGCCATGGATTAGAGAATATACGCTGGCATTGTGTATGCGTAGTCTGGGGCAGGCTCGCAGTAAATTTGGAGCATTGCCAGGACCAGGTGGCGGCACACAACTTAACGGTGCCCAGTTATTAACTGACTCAGCAGCAATGATGGAGAGATTAGAACTTGAGGTTTCTAATTATATGGCAGGTGAGGTGCCCGCCTGGTTTGTGATCGGCTAATTGAGGATCAAATGCGTTTACACGAAATAGCTTCAACATTCTATCATGGTAGCATGGATGAGTTGCCTGTGGGCACAGTGTTAACTCCGCGTGACAATTATGAGCAGACATGGGGTAACACAGATTTTTATTCTGCTTTAGAACGCTATCGTCCATCCAATATGTTAGGTCATCGTCAAGGTGTATTCATGTGTCATGATCCTGATGATATTGATTTAGCAGGCGGTGGCACTGAGTGGTTGTTTACAGTTGTACCATTGGGTACAATTCAAAAACATGATCTTAATTGGGGATCAGAAGTTAGTATGTTGATCAGTGATGGCTACGCTGTTGATAGCCCAGAAGTTAAAAATGCTGCTGAAAAATATTGGGCAGGGGTTCCTCATTACAATGAATCAGTTTGGGAATACTTAACTCCTTCTGCTAAAATCACAGCAGTTGAGGAATATTGATTCCTTACAGTTTTTCTGTTATAGTTTCTATATGCTAGTAGGAATCATTGGACTTATTAACTCGGGCAAGAGCACAATTGCCAACATCCTTGTGGAAGATTATGGCTTCATTAAAGTATCATTTGCTGACAGTCTTAAAGACGCTGTGTCGGCTATATTTGGGTGGGATAGACAACTCCTGCAGGGCGATACTGAAGCGAGCCGTCTGTGGCGAGAACAAGTAGACGAATACTGGTCTAATGTCATGCAGCATCCTGTTACCCCACGTTGGGTGTTGCAGCATATTGGTACTGAAGTGATGCGAGATCATTTCCATAAGAACATTTGGGTGCATAGTCTCATGCGACGCACCAATGATCCTACAAAAAACTATGTTATTAGTGACGTTAGATTTTCTAACGAAGTTGATGTAATACTAAGTCAGCAGGGACGAATTTGGGAAGTACAACGCCCTCCTTTGCCTGCTTGGTACAGCAACAAATTTGAAGATTATGATGATCTCAAGCGACACATGGATATCTATCATCCTGAGATTCATAGCAGCGAATGGGAATGGCGTTTAGTAAATCGAAATAATGTCATTCGTAATGTTGGGTCTTTACAAGATCTTAAAAATAAAGTATCGGTCATTATATCCCAATAGAACTTGTACAAACACCCCGGTTTTAAACTGAATCGCTAAATATTACTAACCTACTAAAGGATGTAATAATCATGGCAAACAATTTAGTTTCACCGGGCGTACAAGTAACAGTAATTGATGAGAGTAACTATGCTCCTACTGCTGTTGGTACTACCCCATTTATTTTGATGGCAACTGCTCAAGACAAAACCAATGCTTCTGGATCGATAGCTACTGGTACTATTAAAGCAAATGCAGGAAAAGTTTATACTGTCAGTAGTCAAAGAGAATTAACTAGTTTGTTTGGGTTACCTAACTTCCCAACTGACGCAAGCGGAAATAGACTATATGGTAGTGAATTATCTGAATATGGTCTACATGCTGCATTCAACATTTTAGACATTACTAGTACTGTATATCTAATGAGAGCAGATATTAATTTATCTCAACTTCAAGGAGCTTCGGTACGACCTTCATCTCCCGCAGTTGGTGGTACTTTATGGTTGAATTCATCAGCTACGTCTTGGGGATTGTTTTCATGGAATTCATCATCGCAAGCTTTTACACAGATAACTCCAACTTTTCTAACTGATACAACTCAGCTTTCAAGTAATGTGCCAATTGCAAGTTATGGTAATGTAGGTGATTATGTTGTAGTAGGTACCACTAGTTACAATCCTGTGTATACTAAGAATTATTTAGGAAACTGGGTACTAGTAGGTAGTACTTCATGGCAGTCAACCTGCGCCCCATCTGTTCAAGCAGCTTACACCAATGTTACTAGTTTAACTGCTACTAATTCTATTAAAATTAATAATATTACTATTACTCTATCAGGAACTACAGATGTGCAATTAGTAGCACAAATCAATGCATTAAATACTGGTGCTGGTATTACTGGTGTAACTGCTGCAATGGTTAATAATAAATTCACACTATTTGCTACAAGTGCTGCAAAAAGTAATGGAACAGATGTTGATGGCGCAATTAAAATTGAAGCAGTAAGTCCTTCCTCTGGTGGTACTCCTTTATCTTTATTGGGAATCACTGCTGGAACATATGCTAGTCCAACAATACAATTTAGTGCTCATAGCAGTGTTCCGCAGTGGAAAACTATTAATTCTACACCAAGACCTTCTGGAAGTGTTTGGATTAAAACTACTGCTTATAATTACGGATCAAATCTTGCAATTTATCGCAGAAATTCTGTAACAAATACATGGGATTTAATTCCTGCTACTTTATATAATGGCGATGCTGATGCAATTAATGGATTAGATCCAACAAGAGGTGGTTTAGGAATTCCTCAAAATTCTCTTTATATAAGATATAATGCAGGATATACAACTGGATCAGTTATATCAGATATAGCTTATAGAGTTTTTGAAAGAGCTGCAACTGGTCCTACTGTTGCAACTGGAAAAATTACTAATCCAACACTTACAGCTGGCAATACATTTACAGTACAAGCAAGTCAAACTGGTTCATCTGTAATGTCTGCTGCTATAACTATTACTGTACCAGCAAGTCCAAATAATACTGTACAGGGTGTAGCAGCAGCATTTAATGTTGCGATGGCTACTAATAATATTCAAAATGTTAATGCAAGTGTTGATAGTTATGGACACTTTGTATACACACATGCTACTGGTGGTACTTTGTATGTTTTAGATACAAGTGGAACTCCAAATGCTGCAATGGGATTCGATTCTACAGTTCCTTACGTTTCTGTAGGAAATAGGTCTCCAAATACTTTAAAGATATCCAATTGGGTATATCCAACTGAATTAGTTGCTCAAGCATCTCAACCAACATCAGTTCCAGCTGATGGTACACTATGGTATTATTCAGGTATTCAAGAAGCTGATATTATGATTAACTATAACAATGTTTGGAAAGGTTATCATAAGGTAACACAGGATACAAGAGGTAATAACCTTTCACTAACAGACCCAAATGGTCCAATTTTTAGCTATAGTGCCCCAACTACACAAAGCGATGGAACACCATTGATACATGGTGACTTGTGGATTGATAACAGCAATTATGA